TAAACATTGCTCTTGCAGGCACAGGTGTTGGTAAATCATTATTCATGTGTCATTGTGCATCTAATATATTAGCACAAGGTAGAAACGTTTTATATATTACTATGGAAATGGCAGAAGAAAGAATCGCAGAAAGAATCGATGCAAACTTATTGAATATACCAATTGACCAAATTGAGAATTTATCTAAAGATATGTTTAGAGATAAAGTAGGTCAGATAACTGCAAAGACAGATGGTAAATTAATTATCAAAGAATATCCCACAGGTCAAGCAAACACTTCTCACTTTCGTGCATTGTTAAATGAATTAAAACTTAAAAAGAATTTTGTACCAGAAATAATCTTTGTTGACTATCTAAACATATGTGCATCAAGTAGAATGAAAATGATTGGTGGTAGTATCAACTCTTATTCTTATATCAAGAGTATTGCAGAAGAAATGCGAGGTCTTGCTGTAGAATTTAATGTCCCGATTATGAGTGCAACACAAACAAACAGAAGTGGGTTTACTAGTGACGACCCTGGTCTAGAAGATACTTCCGAATCGTTTGGTTTGCCAGCAACTGCTGACTTAATGTTTGCATTAATATCAAATGAAGAATTAAATACAATGGGCAAGATACTTGTTAAGCAATTAAAAAACAGATATAACGACCCGACTAAATATAATAGATTCACATTAAAAGTTGATAGAAGCAAAATGAAACTAGCAGATGATAATGACCAAGGTGTTGTTAGTAATAAAGATGATGTTCCAGTATTTGATAAGTCAACATCAGGTGAACGAGTAAGTTCAGAAAAATTTAAAGATTTCAAATGGGAATAATAAACAAAATAAAAGAGACATTATGGGGACAACCTGATAAAGGTATATCTGGTGAACCAGACCCCGAAGAATTAAGTGTTGATAATGCATATAAAACTAGGTGGATATGGTATCATACTATCTTGGGTATTGAATTGTTAATAGTTATATTAATACAGTTAGCAATACTAGTTGTATTAGCAATAAAATTATAGGAGAAAATATGGCAGACATAACAACTGTAGTAACAACTTATGGAGAATACATAGGTAAATTGACATACGAAAGTGGAGATATCATTACTCTATCTAAACCTAAAATGGTAATTCAATCTCAAGAAGGATTTGGATTTGCAAAAGGAGTATGTGTAACAAGTGTAGAATCACCTGATGAAGTTGATTTTAGAAAAAGCAATATAGTATTAAAAGTTGATACTCATGAAGATGTTAAAAAAGCATATGAAGATGCAACATCAATAATTGATAGAGTATAGTGAAAGTATTAATTACAGGACATACTTCTGGCATTGGTAAAGCAATACTAGAAAATTGTCCTAGTGATTATGAAGTAAAAGGCATTTCTCGTTCAACAGGGCATGACATTGTTAATAATCTTCCAGATGTTCTTGGTTTCATAAAAGAATATCAACCAGATATATTGTTTAACAATGTTTGGGGAGACGGTAATCAAAATGCAATTGCTACTTGGTTTGTAGAAAGATTTAAAAAAGGTGTTATGATTACGACTGGGTCTGCTCTCGCTTATGCCCTTTTAGTGGATAATGTAGATGATTTTTATGATGGTTTAATAAAACAACCATATATGCACTACACCAACACTAAAGCAAAATTGCTACTAGAAGCATATATGTGGAAAGTAAGAAATATAGAAGCAAAAAATATATATTGGACAAACTACAGTCTTGGTCTAACTAGAACTGGTTTAACAAGCAAAGACGAAACTGGTAATTTTGACCCAACAAAACATAAAGACTATCCCATGTTAGACCCAGATGATATTGCTAAAAGAATGTGGAAAGATATAGAAAATAAATTATATTTAAAGCAGTTTGAAGTTGGAATTGAACAAAACAGAAACTGGAAAGAAAAAGATAGAGTGCAGGTTTTTATGGACTTAATCACAAACCTAGAAATTTATGGTGCATAATGGGTGAATTTAATAGTGCTGTAGAAAGACAGAGACTTTTACTTGAAGCAGAAGAGTGGGCAAAAGGCACTAATTCTGTACACGTACATAGTTTAAGCAGTATGTGGTATGATAATAGACCAGAAGACACAGCAAATGGTGAAATGGTTACTGATACTCATTTTAATGACAAAAGAATTGAAAGAGTAAAGAATGGTAAATTAATTCATATTTTTGGTAAAGCATTAAAAGGCAATGAATTAATTGATTGGTATGGCAGAAATAATAATTAATAATTCTTATTATAACAACAAGTTAAATAATTTAATAGATGAATTTTATTCTTTAGATTACGATAACATGGATTATAATACAATTAGAGGTGATTTAGATAATGGTGAATATTATTGCTCTAGAGAATACTTAAATGATATTATGTCAAGAAATCACGATGGATACCCTGATGCATTTTATAATACTTCTACAAGTCATGCATCTGAAAAAAATCCAAGTGTCTGGAAAAAATTTTATGAATATTACAAATATCAATTTCCACCAGAAATTGGTGCAAAACATAATGCTTTATTAAATTATTATCCACCAGGTGGATTTATAGGTTGGCACACAAATTGGAATGCATCCGCATATCAAATGCTATTTACATATAGTTTAAAAGGCGATGGGTATTTTAATTACTTAGATAAAAAAACAAATGAAATAGTTACTATACCAGATAAGAAAGGTTGGCAATGTCGTTGGTTTCATTTTGGTGAAGAGAATGACCCAGAAAATCATTGTTGGCATTCAGCATATACTTCGTGTGATAGATTTACAATGGCACTAAAGTTTACTAACATGGATTACTTAAATGAAGTAATTGAAGACTTGACAACGCCTGAATAATAGTGTATAATATACCACAATGAAAAATACATACAAATACAATGAAGACAAATTTCTAGAAGAACTTAAAAGTTATGTTGATAAAACTTACAATCAACATTATTCTAAAAACAAGTTTCAAGCAACTGAGTTTATTATTGATGGTGGACATGGCGAAGGGTTTTGTATCGGCAACATAATGAAATATGCACAGCGATATGGAAACAAGAATGGGTATAATAAAGATGACTTATTAAAAGTTATTCATTATGCTTTGATTATGCTTCATGTTCATGAAAAGACTCATTCGAAATAATAAAATCTTTCATATCAGTTAACCAATCTCGCATTCTTTGTGCTTGTTCCTCATGAAACTTTTTATTCTTTGGGTCTTGAATAGATTGTGCGATATGAAAGTCATGAAGTCTTAGTGCAAATGCAATCGCATCTTGATAAGGCATTCTTACTGCACTTGAAAAAGACCTCTCTACTTTTTTCATAACGCTAACTCGGTGAATATATTTTTATTTTTTCTTCTTTACCTTTTACTTGTATCTCATCAATGTAATTAAACATAACATCTTTCTGACTATATCCATTTACAACTATTGAATCAACAGTATCTTGTCCAACTATAGTCATGTGTTTTTTATAATCGCCTCTACCCGCTAATGCTTCCAGACGTGCGGCGAGATTGACGCCATCTCCGATGACTGAATAATCAAATCTGGATTGACTACCAAGATTACCGCATATGCAATCACTGGTATTAATACCAATGCCAACATTAATGCTAGGTAGATTTTTTCTTTTAAATTCATCTTGAATTTCTCCTACTTCTTTTTCTATTTGAATTGCAGATATACAGGCAAGTTCTGCATGATACTTGTTGTCTAATGGAGCATTCCAAAATGCCATTATACAATCACCCATGTATTTATCAATAGTACCTCCATTATTTAGTATAATATTTGATGTTCTATCTAAAAAGTTATTAATTAATTCCACTAGACCTTCAGGGTCATTATTGTTTTTATAATGTTCTGATATTGGTGTAAACCCTACAATATCCATAAAAAAGAAAGTCATGTTTCTTCTTTCACCACCAAGTTTTAAAAGACTTGGGTCTTCTGCAAGTTTATCTACCATATCTGGCGATAAATATGTTTTAAACTGTCCTTTAATCATTTCTTTGAGTTTGTATGTGACGTAGTACTTGTTAAATGATGCATGTCCAAACACTAGGAATAATGCCAGTGACGTGTAAACTACATCAATAAGTAACAGAGCAGTATACCAATAATATAGTCCTGTTGCAACTATACCACCAATCATTGCAAGAGATAGTATACCACTTAAATACGTAGGCAATCTATATACCATAAGTAGTATTAATAGTGTACTTATTATCAGAACAAGTATTTCTAACTGTTCAAGAAAGAAATGTCTTTGTATTTGTACACCGCTCACGACAGTTTGAATTAAGTTTGCTTGAACATCATGTGGGTACATTGCACCCATGGGTGTTGGTACTGGGTTTACCAATCCACCAGCAGATAGTCCTATAATATACATTTGCCCATCTGGCATTGGTTCACCAAAAGAAATACGTTTAAAATTATTCCAATATGCAATCTGAATATTAGAGTTAGGTGTAGTGGACATTTTATCTAGTTTACCCATTCTTACCCATTCAACACCTGCTTCTTTTACTTTCATTGCATAATTAGGTTGACGATTCCAAACACGTAAAGTTTCTAGTGCGAGAGAAGGATAGATATGACTATTTGCAATTACCATTAATGGTGCTTCACGAACTATACCATCAATACTTGGTGCGGCACTT